CAGACATTGAAGACCTAGAAAGCCTGTTCGACCCGCGCTATGCCGTCCAAGTGGTCAAGCACGACTATCAAACCAAGCACTTAAGGAAGTACATCGGCACACCGATGGAAGCCCGAAACGGCGACTATCCAAGAAAAAACTGGTCAAGCCTGATGCTGTGGAACTGCGAACACAATAGAAATAGGGTGCTGACACCCGAATTTATTGACGAATCCAGTGGCGAAGAATTGCACCGATTCCAATGGCTGCCTGACTCATTGATTGGCGACTTGCCAAGGGAATGGAACGTCTTGGTGGGCGAACACGACCATTTGCGGACAAAGATAGCGCACTACACGCTAGGCATACCGGAATTTGACCACTACGCCAATTGCGACTACAGTAAACCGTGGTTCAACACCAAGAGCCGTATGCTCAACGGCTTGATACATATGAAAGACGCACATGGCTGACAAACAGCAATTGGCTGCCGCTTTAAGCGGGTCAATACAGGCCACACCAAGAAATCCGGTGCTGGGCGGTGTTGCTGATTTATTGGGCATGGCCTATAAGCTGCCGGAGATGCCCCGCATGGGCGTGCCTGGCATTGATTTTTTAGCGGCAAATCGCAACAAAGTGCTGGATTTGCTGGGAATGGGCGATGTACAAAAAACCGCCGATGCCTTTTCTTATGGCAATGCAGTTGGAACTGGCTCGGGCATGACTTACCGCCCGAAAGACGAAACCATTGGCGCTGCGCTGACAGTTGCGCCTATGGTGGCTCCAGCCGCACGCATGGTTGGCAAAAGCGCGGTGGAAACAGGCCGGTTTGTAGCGCCAAAAGCTGGGCAACTCGCCGAGCAATACATGGTGAAAACCGGCGGCATCTTGCCCTTGGATGTGTATCACGGCACACCGCACACATTGCCACCTACACCCAACAATCCGCTAGGCGAGTTTGATGCAAGCAAGATTGGCACGGGTGAAGGCGCACAGGCGTATGGACATGGCATTTACACGGCTGAAAATCCTGCGGTGGCGCAAAAGTACAAAGAGCAGCTTGGCACTCAAATGCAATACAAAGGTCAGCAATTTTATGACCCTATTGTTGGCAGAAAGACTGCAACTACTGGCAACGCTGAGATTGACGATTACTTGCTTTCCTATCTTGGCGACACTGGAGTTGTTCGCAAAGAGTTACTTAATGCTGCAAAAGAAATGAGGACTTTTAAAAACCCTCAAGCATTAAAAGAATATCAAACTTTGATGGCTGAGTTTAGGAAAATAAGGCCAGATGTAACAGCAGCAAACACCGGCAACCTGTACAAAGTAGACTTGCCGGACGAGAAGATAGCGAAGATGCTGGATTGGGATAAGCCGCTGAGTCAGCAGCCTAACATTTTAAAAGTGTTAGAGAAAAATTACCGTTCTGATTATTTAGATATGTTTAAGAATCGTCCTGGAAGCGATTTTTACAAAGCAATTTCTGGAAATGCAGGAGTGGAAGATTTGAGAGCATTGGGATCTTCTGAGTTAACAAAACTTGGCATTCCAGGAATCAAGTATTTAGACGAAATGTCACGTTCCGCAGGGGAAGGCACACGCAACTTTGTCGTGTTCCCTGGCGAAGAGAAGAGCATGACAATCTTAGAGCGTAATGCACAAAAGAAATAAAGAATAGGTTCTATATGACTTCAGAATCTAAAGTAGGCAAAACTAGAAAGAAAACAGGCGGTCGCACCGGTGGAACGCCCAACAAGGCCACACAACAGGCGCGTGAAGCCATTGCGATGTTTGTTGATGACAATGCCCATAGACTGACTGATTGGCTTGATACGGTCGCATACGGCGATCCCAAGAATGACATCAAGCCTAATCCGGCAAAAGCGTTTGAACTGTTCCAATCGGTGGTCGAATACCATGTGCCCAAGCTGGCAAGAACTGAAGTGACCGGCGCTGATGAAGGGCCAGTAGAAATGGTGGTCAAGTGGGCAAGCGGGAAATAATCCTGCCGTACTCACCACGGGACGCATTCATGCCGTTCCACAACCGCACGACCCGCTGGTCATGTTTGGTTGCTCACCGAAGGGCCGGTAAGACTGTGGCGGCAATCAACGATGTGATTAAGCGGGCAATCACAGAGGGTTACCGAGGCGCACAGTATGCTTACATTGCCCCGTTTCGCAGCCAGGCCAAGCGGGTGGCGTGGGATTACATCAAGCACTACGCCGCGCCCATCACCAGCACCAGCAATGAATCCGACCTTATGGTGGAACTAATCAACGGCGCAAAGATCATGCTGTTTGGTGGGGATAACGCCGATGCCATGCGCGGTATGGGTTTCAATGGTGCTTACCTTGACGAATATGGCGATTTCCGACCCTCGGTTTGGGGTAATGTCATTCGTCCTACGCTGTCCGACCGGCTGGGTTGGGCGGTCTTTGGTGGCACTCCCAAAGGAAAAAACCAGTTTTACGACATCTATAAGGTCAGCCAAGGCACGCCGGATTGGTTTTTGCTGCGGCTACCGGCATCTGTAAGCAAAATCTTGCCCGAATCCGAACTGGTGGCAGCAAGGGCGCAATTAAGCCAAGACCAATTTGACCAAGAATACGAATGCAGCTTTGATGCGGCAATCATGGGCGCGTATTATGGGCAAGAAATGCGCTTGGCGCAAGACGAAGGCCGCATCCGCGAATTGCCGTTTGACCCTGATGCGCCGGTCTACACCGCTTGGGACTTGGGCTATCGAGATGACACCGCCATTTGGTTCTACCAAGTAATCCGAGGCGAAATCAGGGTTATGGACTATTACGCCGTATCAGGCGCAGGCATTGAGGAAATAGCCCAAGTGGTGATTGACAAGGGCTACCGGTACACCAAGCATTACCTACCGCATGACGCACGAGCAAAGACGCTTGCAAGCGGCGGCAAATCCATTGTGGAACAGCTTGCGGCCCACCTTGGCGGCATGAGCAAACTGGCAATCGTGCCCGAAATTGGGGTGCAGGATGGCATTCAAGCGGTCAGGATGGTGCTGCCAAGATGCTATTTTGACCCAAGCTGTGAGGAAGGGTTAGAGGCGCTGCGTCAATATCAGCGGGAATACGACGAAGACAAAAAGGCATTTAGGCAAAATCCCCGCCATGACTGGTGTTCACACCCAGCGGATGCCTTTAGAATGTTAGCCGTGGCCTACCGGCAAGAGGCTAGAGATCAAACGCCGCCCAAGGGCAAGACCCTGCAAACCATCACATTGGATGAGTTGTGGGAATATGACACGCAACAACATCGTGGAGAACGCATATGAGCCAGCCAGTAGCAGAAGTAGGTGCTTACAAAAACATGACGGCATCAGGGGCGGTATCAACTGGCCCATGCCAACTAATTGGGTTTTATGTCAACAACACCAGTTCAGGCACTATGGTGTTGACTGATGGCGGCGCAAGCGGCACGGTTGTGTCGGGCACTATCACACCCGCCATTGGGTTTCACCGATTCCCTGCAAATATTGGATCAAGCCTTTACTTTACTGAGGGCGGCACTCTAGATGTGACATTCTTCTTTGCATCGGGCAACTAATGGCCTACCAAGAAATGGGTGCATACGAGGGCGATGACCCTGGCCCGTACTGGCACGACCAAATAGAGGCCGCGCAAAAGGTTTTTGACAAGTGGGAAAAGCGCGGTCATAAAATCATCAAGCGTTATCGGGACGAGCGCGATGCGGTAGAGATGCCCCGTGTTCGCTACAACATCTTGTGGTCAAACATCCAAGTGTTGTTTCCTGCGCTGTACGGCAGACAAGCCAAGCCCGAAGTCTCCCGTCGATACATGGATCAAGACCCCGTTGGTCGGTTGGCATCCACGATGTTGGAACGGGTCATGGAATATGAAACCCTCCAGTTTGGCGATTTTGACCAAGCCATGCGCGGCGTGGTGGAAGACCGATTGCTGCCTGGTCGCGGCACGGCATGGATTCGTTATGAGCCGGTGATCGTCAATGAGCAGCCCGAAGTAAGCGAAAGTGCTGTTGAAGTAGAGGAGCCAGGCGAGGCTCAGATTTTTAACACCCAAGAGGAGCCAACCGAGCGCATTGATGCGGCGCACAGCCCCATCGATTACGTCTACTGGACAGACTTTTTGCACAGCCCTGCCCGCACATGGGACGAAGTTTGGTGGGTGGCCCGCGCCGTCTACATGACAAAAGACGAAGGTATTGAGCGTTTTGGCGATGTCTTTAAGAACGTGGGCTTGGACAGCAGCAACACGGACATGGATGCCAAAAATCCAATGACCGCCAAGAACACCTATGACAAAAAAGCCAAGGTGTTTGAAATTTGGAACAAGCGCACCGGTAAGGTTTGCTGGGTTGCCAAAGGTTATCCACAGGCGCTAGATGAGCGCGATGACCCGCTGGAACTGGAAGAATTCTTCCCCTGCCCGCGCCCGCTGATGGCGACCACCACCACAGGGACGATGATCCCCGTGCCGGACTATGCTGAGTACGAAGACCAAGCGCAGGAACTGGACAATCTGACTCAACGCATCTACTTGCTGACCAAGGCTTGTAAAGCGGTTGGCGTGTTCAATGCCGAATTCAAGGAATTGGGCCGTTTGTTCACCGAAGGCGTGGACAACAAGCTGTTCCCCGTGACCGCATGGGCGGCAATGAGCGAAAAAGGCGGCTTGAAGGGCGCTATTGACATGATGGACACCTCGACCATCATTGTTACCTTGCGGGAACTGTATTCCGCACGGGAACAAGTCAAGCAAGCTATCTACGAAATCATGGGCATTTCGGACATCCTGCGCGGTGCATCCAAAGCCCAAGAAACCCTTGGTGCACAACAGCTAAAGGCCAACTTTGGCAGCTTGCGGATGCGTAGCAGCCAAGGCGATGTGGCGCGGTTTGCCAGCGACATCTTCAAGCTGAAGGCGCAAGTAATTTGCAAGTTTTACCCGCCTGAGTTGATTGTGCAGATGTCTGGTGTGATGGACACACCCGATGGTCAAGACCCGCAATTGCTGCAAGCTGCCATCCAAATGCTGTCCAACAGCACCATCCGCGACTTCCACATTGCGGTTGAGGCCGACAGCTTGGCGCAGATTGACGAACAGGCAGAGAAACAAGGCGCACAAGAGGCCATTCAAGCGATTGGATTGTTTTTGCGTGAGGCAATCCCCATGATTAGCGCAGCGCCCGAAACCCTGCCAATGGCCTCCGAGATGCTGCTGTTCTTGGTGCGCCGGTTCCGCGCCGGTCGCGGGTTGGAAAGCGCAGTTGAACGCGCCATGAAAGCCTTGGAAGAAAAAGCGGCAATGGCTAAACAACAACCGGCTGGCTTGCCGCCTGAGATGATGCAAATCCAAGCTGACCAACAAGCAGAACAGATGCGGATGCAAGCGCAAGCGCAGACCGAACAAATGAAGATGCAGGCGCAAGCGCAAATTGAACAAGGCAAGGCCCAGCTTGAAATGCAAATTCAGCAAGCCAGGATGCAGGCAGAAATGCAATTGGCGCAGATGAAAGCTGATTTTGAGACTGCCAAGCAAAATAACGAATTGCAGATAAAGGCTCGTGAAATGGCCGGTAAGGAAGAATATGAACGATGGAAAGCCGAACTGGATGCAGCGACCAAAATCATGGTGGCTCGCATTGGTAGCAACCCTGGAATCGACCTACCGGTGGTTGAAGCAGCGGCTGCACAAATAACCAACGAACTAGGCGGCACAATCGTGCAGGCGATGGACAAGATCACCGCCTTGCACGACAACATGGCAAATCTGCACGGCGAATCCATGCAAAACATTGGCGCTGCCATGCAAAAACTGAATGCGCCCAAGCGGGTCATTCGCGGCCCTGATGGAATGGTGGTCGGCGTGGAGGCCGTTCAATGAGCCTTGTTCTCGCGGATCGGGTCAGACAGACATCCACGACAACGGGATCGGGCACATTTACGCTGGACGGGTCGGTTACCGGCTTTCAGTCATTTAGCGCGGTAGGCGATGGGAACACGACCTATTACACAATCACGCTGGATTCCCAATGGGAAGTTGGCATTGGGACGTACTCAGCGGGCACGTTGACCCGTGACACGGTGATTTCGTCCAGCACCGGCAGCAAAATCGTTTTTGGCGCAGGCACAAAAGATGTGTTTGTGACCTTGCCGTCCCAAAAAGCGGTCACCGCTGGCACTGATGCGGTTTTAACCAAGCTAACAACGCCAACGGTGCAAGCCACCAATTCGGGCGGTTTGTCGCTGAAAAACTCTGCTGGCACAACTCAGATCAGCATGGGCGCTGGCGGCGGCGACAACATATCGGTCAATGTTTCGACCAACATGAACGGGTCAAACGCGCAGATTGACATCAGCCCGACCGGTACAGGCCATGTCCACATGAAACCCAGCGGCACGGGTTCAATTGAAGTTGCCCCGACCAATGTGGGAACAATGGATAACATGACCATCGGCGCAACCACAGCCCGAAATGGCACGTTTTTAAACATTGCCGCTACCACCGGCACGATTTCCACAGCACCGTCAGCCGGTACAGACATTGTGAACAAGACCTATGCAGACGGTCTTGCCGCTGTATGGGGCGCATAAATGTTTGGCTTTTCAGCTTTTGCCGCACTTCCATTTAGTACCGCATATGAAGGTGCGCCCGCGCCACCGGCAGAAATCCCATTAGGCGGGCACTTTGGGTTTGATGAGAAAAAGCGCGACCAACAATGGGACGCTGACCGGCGGGCTGAAGATCAACGCAAGCTAAAACTGCGCGAAGCCTTGTTTGGCCTGCCGCCCGAAGAGCGTGAAGAACTGACCAGCGCCCCGACTCAAGCCATTGAAATTGCCGCCCGTGACCCGATTGATTACGCTGTTTTAATGGAAAAAGTAAGGCAGCTTGAATTTCGGATAAGATTGCGGCGTGATGAAGAAGAAATCGCACAACTGTTGGAAATGCTATGAAGAAAGAAACATGGGTTTTTCCGAGTGACGGCTCCGAGCCGTATGAGAAAAGCATGGGGTCGCCCGCTGACCGCATGATGATCTTTGGCGACATTGAGCCTTTTCGGTCGCCTGACGGTCAGATGATCATGGGCCGCGCACAATGGCGCGAACACTTGAAGGCAACCGACACCATTGAGATGGGCCATTCGGATGTCAAATACGCCCAAGCCGAATGGCAAAAGAAAAAAGAAGCCCACACCGCCCGCTTGCGTGGACAAGTGGCACGAGTGCAGGAATTTGACCGCCCAGGCGCACCCATTGCTCCGACTCAGCGCAGCAACTTGAACGTGGAGATGGCGAATCGGCTGCACAACCGACCGCCGCCCGAGCGCAAGGAAATGATCAAAATGACCCTCGACCAAATGAAAAGGATGAAATAATGGAAAACGAAGTTGTCGCACCCGACACAGCCGAAGTACCAGCACCCGAAGCCCCTGCGCCTGCGCCAGCCGAGCCGCAAAGCCGCGCCGACACAATTCGCGAGGCATTGGCAAAAACATCATCTGACCCTGCAAATCAAAGCAAACCAAGCCAACCCCGCGATAAGGGCAAATTTGCGCCCAAATTTCCAACTAGCGAATCCCAAGCGCCCAATACGCCCGAAAAACCTCGGGTGGATATGCCCAAATCCTTGCGTTTGGAACTGAAAGACCATTGGGAAAAAGCCCCGCCCGAACTTCAGCAAGCCTTTGCCCAGCGCGATGCCGACTACGAAAAAGGCATTAGCCAGTACAAAACACGGGATGCCGAGGCACGGGCCATCACCGAGCAATTTGCCCCGTATGAGTGGATTTTGCGGAATGAAAACACGACTCCGGCGCAGGCTATTGCTCCCCTTTTGCAGACTGCGGCCCTGCTGCGGACGGGCACACCGGCGCAAAAAAGCCAAGCCGTGGCCCACATGATCCAGCAGTTTCAGATTCCGATTGACCAAGTTTCTGCCCATTTGGGCGGGACTGCACCGGTTCAGCAGGATTCGCATTACAATGATCTCGCGCAACAAGTACAGCAGCTTACGCAACACATAACGCAGCAGCAGTATCAAGCGCAGAAATCGAACGAAAACAGGGCACTCTCTGTTATCCAGCAGTTTGCGAGCGACCCCGCAAATCTGCACTTTGAGGCAGTTTCCGACCGAATGTTGCAGCTTCTCCAAGCGCCACAGGTTTTAGGGGACACAAGTCAGATGACCGAACGCGAGAAATTGCAATTGGCATATGACACGGCAGTTAGGCTTGACCCGCAATTAGCGCAAACCTTGTATGCTCAACAGCAACAACAAGCGCAAGCGACAGCCCAAGTGCAAAGAGCGAGAACAGCGGCGGTAAGCGTGCGCGGAGCCCCTGGTGGCAGCGTAAGCCCCGTACTTAATCAAACCGACCGACGAGCCGTTATAGCCAATGCGCTACGGTCAATCGGTTAACTAGGAGTTAGTCATGGCATTCGCAAATGCAAACTACTCGGACGTTTTGGCAACGACCATTGAATCGCGTTCCGGCACAGTCGCCGATAACGTGACCAAAAACAATGCTCTGCTGACTCGTCTGCGTGAAAAAGGACGGTACAAGCCGTTTACCGGCGGTTCGACCATTCTTCAAGAATTGTCATTCCAAGCAAACTCAACCGCAATGTACTACTCGGGCGCTGAAGTCTTGGACATCAGCCCTGCGGACGTAATCAGCGCGGCTCAGTTCCCCATCAAGCAGGCCGCAGTCGCTGTGACCATCAATGGCTTGGAAATGCTTCAAAACAGCGGCGAAGAACAGATCATCGATTTGTTTGACGCACGTTTGGACGTTGCCGAGGCATCGATTGAGAACTTGATTTCGACCGGTATCTATTCGGACGGCACAGCCAACAACGGCAAGCAGATTACTGGTCTGCAAGCTATGGTGGTCGCTAATCCGGCAACCGGCGTGGTCGGCGGTATTGATCGTGCCACTTGGAGTTTTTGGCGCAATCAGACGTTTGACTTTTCAACCGACCTCGGCGCATCTGCATCGTCGTCTAACATTCAGACCGGTTTTAACCGCCTGTATGCAAAGACCTCGCGCGGTAGCGATGTTGTTGACTTGATTTTGGTGGACAACAATTTTTGGGGATTCTTCATGTCTTCCCTGCAAAACTTGCAGCGTTTCCCTGGCTCATCCAAAATGGCTGAACTCGGCTTTGTTGCATCAAAGTTTATGAACGCTGACGTGGTTTTGGACGGTGGTATCGGCGGCAATATTCCCACCTCTACTGGCTATTTCTTGAATAGCAAGTACATCTTCTTCCGACCACACACCAACCGCAACTTCGTCCCAATCGGCGATGAGCGCATGAGTACCAACCAAGACGCCATCGTGCGCTTGATTGGATGGGCCGGTAATATGACTGCCTCGGGACTTCAGTTCCAAGGCGTTATGACTGAATAAGGAGAACATCATGGCTGATTACGTCACCGATGGAAAAATTGGTATTGACCTGACCGCAACCTATGCGTCCACGTCTGCCGGTTCCACTACCCTGTTCCCCGTAACCCCTGGCACTCGGGTCGACACTAGCAATAACGGCGTTTACATTTTTGTTCGCGCCGAATCCACCATCAGCGCATACGATGCTGTGATCATGTCCACATATGCAGACTCGGCGAGTACCACTCCCGTTATGCGTGCTGTGCCTGTGACCACCACAAACGCCGATGCACTGGGTTTCAACATGGTTGGCTTTGCACAAACCGCGATTGCTTCTAGCTACTACGGCTGGGTTGGTCTTAACGGTACGCTTAAAGTTAACTTGCTGGTTGCTTGCCAGCCTAAAGTGCCTTTGTACACCACAGCAACCGCTGGATCGCTGGACGACACTACCGTGTCTGCCGGTTTCATCCAAGGTATTGTGGCTAACACCTCGGCAACGTCAGCATCTGCACCATTCTGCATGGTCAACAATGCTGGCTTGATCATGGTCGGAGCAGGCTAAAACCGGATTCCCCGCTAAAGAAGCGGGGTTTTCTTAATGAGTTTTCTACCCCTTAAAGTCACTGGTCAATGTGTTGCGGATGACAACACACTATTCGCGCACATGGATGCTGCGATTGCGCGTGGTTATCCACAGATTACAAGTCAGCAAGACATAAAGACCGGCCCGATTTTACTGGTGGCAAGCGCACCAAGTGTTCAAGGGCAAATAGAACTCATCAAGAAAATGCAAGCAGCCGGTGCGCCGGTTGTCGCCATTAAGGGCGCACACGATTGGCTAATCGACAACGGCGTGATTCCCGATTACGCCCTAGCAATCGACCCACAAGAACACCGGATCGCGTTTTACAAGCCTCACAAGGCTGTGCGGTACATGATCGCATCACAATGCCATCCGGCAATGTTTGACAACCTTGCAGGCTGCAATGTCACCATTTGGCATCCATACATCACCAAGGGCCAAAATCGCCCCACAAACGTCATGCTGATAGGTGGTGGCACTACCTCCGGCCTACGCGCCATTTCGCTGTTCTACGTCCTTGGCTACCGCCAGTTTGAATTGTTTGGGTTTGATTCCTGCAACACCGGCGAGGCGCTGCGGGTTAACGGCGATGGCCTAAAAGACGGCGACAAGCTGATTGAAGTCAGGATCGATCCTGATGGCGAGACTTTCTACTGCAACACGGCAATGGCGCTGCAAGCCGAGCATTTTCAAACCTACTACGATTACCTACCGGATGCGGTGTTTAATGGTCACGGGCACGGCCTGATCCAAGCCATCATTCGCAAAAGGGAAGAAAACATGATGACATTGGGCAACATCATCAACACCCAAGCGCAGCAGAATGATCAGGTTTCGTTTATCCATTTTGGGGATTATTGGTCGGCAAGCTGGCGTTACAGGGCCAAGATACCGGCGGGCGATTGGGCAACCCTCAACAACTTCACCGCAGGCACATTGGTGTTTGCCAAGCCCCAAGCAAAAGAACTGATGGACATGGCGCAGGCTAAGGCGCGTGGCGCACGGGTCATTGTGGATTTCTGCGATGACCATTTTGATTGGATGCACTACACCGAGGCGTTGCGGATTGCCGATGTGGTGACTTGCCCAACCCAAGAAATGGCAAAGCGCATCAAGGCATTGGGCAAAGATGCCGTGGTCATTCCCGACCCGTTTGAGTACGATGAAATGCCACCACACTGCAACGGCGTGAATCTGCTGTGGTATGGGCACGCCGTCAACAAACAAAGCCTACAGCGCATCCTGCCGGACATTGAGCGTTACCCGTTGCGGGTGGTGTCTAACTTTGGCGGGGCAATCCCTTGGTCGCATGAAACCATGTTGGAAGAATTTGCCCGCGCTGACATTGTGGTGATCCCCGCCACTGATACCTACAAAAGCCCAAATCGGGCAATTGAGGCAACCCGTCAAGGGTGTTTTGTAGTCGCAGAGCCGCATCCAGCATTGGAGGGTTTTCCTGGCATTTGGATTGGCAACATCAAAGAGGGCATCGAATGGACAACAAAGCGGAACGTGTCAAACAATATCTTGGCGGCGCAACAATTCGTGATGGAAAAATATGGGCCGCAAACAGTGATCGATGCATGGAAGACGATTACGAAACGGCCTACAACCTCGGATGCGGAAAAAAACATTGGGACGGCTGGGTCAACGTAGACCTGTATTCCGAAACATCGGACATCAAATGCGACTTGCGTAAGCTGGAACTTGCCAGCAACTCAGCCGATGCGGTCGCCGCCATTCATGTGCTGGAGCATTTCTACGAATGGGAAGTACACGCCCTGTTGTCAGAATGGATGCGCGTTCTTAAGCCAGGCGGCAAGATGATCCTTGAATTGCCGTGCATGGACAAGGTGTTTGCCTACATCCACAATTGCGTGGTGCAAAAACAAGGATTGCAACCGTTCATGACCACCTACGCGCTGTGGGGCGACCCCAAATACAAAGACCCTGCCATGTGCCACCGGTGGGGCTGGTTTGAAACCCCGCTGCGCCAAATGCTGCAATCGGTAGGCATGGAGCGCATCGAATTTTTTGACCCGCGCTATCACTTTCCATTCCGAGACATGAGGGTTGAATGCTACAAGGTGTCCTAAGTAACGCCGAGCGCCATGCCCAAATGTCGCAGGCACATGGGCAAATGCTCAAGAAAAGGCCAAAATTTAACGACAAATGGGCATCTATTGTCTGTTACGGCCCAAGCCTAGCGGACACATGGAAGCTGATAAAGCGGCCCATTGTCACGGTGTCAGGCGCTCATGACTACCTTGTTAGGCGCGGAATCGTGCCGGATTTTCATGTGGACTGCGACCCTCGGGAACACAAGGCGCGGATGCTGCAAAACCCGCAGGACAAGACAACTTACTTAATGGCGACCGTCTGCCACCCAAAATATTGGGAAGTGTTGAAGGGCCGTAAGGTGCGGCTGTGGCATCTGATCAACGGCGATGACCTAGAAACTGTGGCCTGGGTGATGCAAAACCATCCCGAGGGCGCAAACAGCATGATTGGCGGCGGCAGTTCTGTCGGGCAAAGAGCGATGAACGTCATGGCGGCGCTTGGCTACCGGCGGTTTAACATTCACGGCATGGATTGCTCATTTACGACCGACCGGCACGCAGCGGCGCATTTGGGCAAGGAACAAGCTAAAATTATGGTGAAAGCTGGAAACCGAGTATTTCAGACCACTAGGCAAATGCTACAAGCAGCAATTGAGATGGAGCAATTCATCACAACTCAAGATGCGGAGATCGCATTTTTCGGTGACGGGCTTATGCAAGAAACGGCACTTCAACTAAAGGAAATGGCATGAAGAACGAAACGGCTGGATGGACAAATGAAAGTTTCATGGAGGACAACCGAGGCAAGATGGCGGTGTTTTTCCATGCTGTGCAAATTAAGAACAATTACAAATCGGAATTGGAAAAGCGCCCAATTTTTGAAGAACGCATCTACTTGAAAAAACTGGTTCCAGGCGATTCCACGCTGGTGGTTGACCGCCCCATGCGCGAAACCGACATGGAAGAATTCCCCATTGAATGGGCGCGGTTTGAACAAAAGAAAGAACAGAAAGCCGATGGCACGCCAATTGAGGCATGGGTGGCAATCAGCGACACGCAAAAGGCCGAATT